GCCAGAGCAGCGAACTCGTCAACGACGGAAGTAGGCTGACCAGAAACGGCGGACTGATCGAAAGTGTTAGCAGCGGTAGGTGTCGGCGGCAATGCACGCAGTGAACGCAGGATTTCCTGGTCGATTTCGACCGTGATTTCCTGAGCAACAGCAGCAAGCAGCTCTTCTTCAACGTCAACGCCATACTGATTCTGGGCATCGGTCTGAGCCTCGACGGTCCAACGAGCGGACAGACGGCGGGACTTAGCTTCGACAACCTGCTTCAGCATTTCCAGCTTGACGGCGTTACCAGGAACACCTTCCATCTGGGCGGTGAGGGCACCAGCAGGATTCGCCTTGACTTCGTTACCGGAGTAAGAAGCGGCAAGGTCACGAACGTGCAGGGGAGCCATCATTTCTTCGTTAGCCATCACGCCAGCACCGGCAGAAGTCGTACCATATACATAACGCAGGGTCATGATCTGGGAGACAGGTCCAGGCATCGGCTGCACGCCAACCAGTTCGTTAGCGATAACGTTAGGCAGCACACGGCGGATGATCGGCAGGATAACCTTGTTAAGGGTTGCGATGTTGCCGGTCGAAACTGCGGAAGCGGAAGCGTTCTCCATCAGCATCTGCTGACGAGCGACGAAATCCTTACGGGTGTTTTCAAGCACATAATCAAGGTGCTTAGCCTTCTTGCTGGACAGACCGTCCATCAAGGCTTCCTTAATCATCTGCCATTTCTTGTTTCCAGTAGTCATTGTTTTTATCCTCTCCAAAAGAGTTTATGTTTAATATTGTAAAAATATTTAGAAAATATGTGCTTAAACGGTGTTCTAACACACCGTTTTCGCACTTTTTATTATTCTAATCCCGACAGGCGCTTGATCTCAGCGATCTCGTCGTCATCGTTAACGGAACGTGTATCTTCCGTAAGTTCCTTCTTGGTACGCTGACCACCAGTCTTCAGCTCAACCACGGTCTCTTCCAGCTTCGTCTTTCTGGCAGCCGTAGGCTTGCTTTCGGACAGAATTTCAGGAAGGAAACGTTTGTAGGTCTTACCGAGGTCTGCGGTCTTGGAAGCTTCAAGAAGAGTTTTCATCTTCGCACGCTTCGCACCACCCAGTCCTTCAAGCAATTTAGCCATCTTCCTTGCACGGGCTACGCTCTCTTCGATCTTCTTGCGACCCACTTCAGATTTCTGGGCATGGGCACGGGCTTCTTTGATCTGCTTGATCGCTGAAGTCTTGACCTGTTCCAGTTTCTGCTGCGACTCTTCGAGTTTCGAAGTCAGAGCTTTGAACTCCTTGCTGCTATCAAAGAACTGGCGACGGAATGTGGTGTAGAATGATTCAAACACCTCACGACCGAAATCAGCCTCACGGGCGGCATGGATATCTTCACGAAGCTCTTCCAGAGCCCCCTGAATCTGAACGTTGACGATGTTCTCAAGAACAGCAGCCGCTTTCGCCTTGAACACTTTACGATCAGCTTCGGAACCAGCCTTAGCTTCGGTAATTGCTCGCAGGTACGCACGACGGTTGACCTTTTCGGACTCGTGCAGTTCAGACAACTCTTTACCTAGCACACCTTCAACCACCTTTTCAATAGAGGCGATGCGGTTTGCTACATATGCCTTGGCTTGCTCCTGGACACCAACGATCTTGGAAGCATACTCGCCTTTCAGCTTGTTAACTTCTTCGACACCGTTGCGGAACTCATTGATATGCTCAGTAAGCTCCTGCTCCAGGAATGTTTCAAGTGCGGCATGGATAGACTTTTTGTCTTGTGCATAACGCTCAGCAAGTTCGGCACGGATGCGCTTCTCCTGCTCAGCCTTGGCTTCCTCAAGAATCTCGTTAAAAGCAGTACCAACCTGCTCACGGGTTTCAGGAGTGAAGACTTCGCTTTCCAACAATTTTTTCAGGATGTGATCCATTGTTATTTTCTCCACGTAACATTATCTCTTACGTCTAGTAAGAATTTAGAAATCTCTTTTTGCAAATACTTTTGTGCTGCCGGGTCTTCATGGAAATACTTCGTAAGCGACATCGCTTCACGCCCATGCTTATTTGCTTCCAGGCTTTCAGCCAGGGTAGCAGTGGGGAATGCATTAGGGGCGGAAGGATTAGCCACGATGTCGATTGTGATAATGTCAAATTCACTAACGTTTCCGTCGTGACCGATGTTACCGCTACCACGTGAGCTAACACCAGGAACCATCCCAGCGTCAATTACTCCACGAACGATCAGACCGAGACCGGCGTTGATGATTTTCATCGTACCAACTCCGTTATTGCCTTCCATAGCCATCTCGGTGATCAAATGTGAAATTCTGTCAAAGTTGATATTCAGCCCTTCCGGGTGGTCAAGCTCACCAGCAACTGGTCCTTGATCCTTAATCCTCTCGTTGAGAGAGTTAACAGCGATCTCAATCTCACTTCTGGGATAAACCCTTCCGTTGTGATTTTGGGTAGCACCTTCCAGGAACAATCCTTTTAGATACATGAACCCGTCCGGCTTCGCAGCCTCTACGATCAGAGGCTTGCGGTCCGGGAGAATCATTTCTGTTAACAATATCTTTGACATATGTCGTTTCTCAGTTAATGACTTAAGACGGGATTAGTCGTCTTACTTGTCGTCCTTTTCCCAAGGAAGGTCTTTCTTCTTGTCGTCCTTGTCATCGTCCTTGTCATCTTCGTCTTTGTCATCTTCGTCTTTGTCGTCTTCGTCCTTGGACTCCATACGATAAGCCTTTCCAAAACCTTCTTCCATCTCGGCTTCCGGGTCTTCGCCTTCAAGGTCCAGGTCGAAATCAAATCCGCCCTCAGAATCCATATCCAGTTCCATTTCGTCGTCCATCTGCTGGTCGCCGAACTGGTCGCCGAACTGGTCGCCCTGCTGACCCATATCGCCCAACTGGTCGCCCTGTTGACCCATATCGTCCATCTGCTGGTCGCCGAACTGGTCACCGTCGAGGCTAAGCTCGTCGCCTTCCATGTCCGAACTACCCATGGCAGCGTCGTCCATACCCATTTCCAGGTCTTCGTAGTCCTGGTCGCCATCGACCATTTCTTCGTGGTCGCCTTCAGCGTCCATCACATACTCGCCGTCCATTTCAAAAATGGAGGAAAGGTCCAGTTCGCCTTCGGCACCCAGGATGCTTTCCAGGGTAGGCTCTTCAGCAGCAGCCGGAGCGGCTTCAGGAGCAGCACCGGTAGAGGTGTCCATGCTGGAGGGGTCGGTGTTAAGTTCTTCGAAGGAAATTTCCTCGGCTACGTCGGCCAGGGAACCTTCAGCGGCTTCGAGCTGATCCCACAGATCACGGGATTTTTCGAGAACCAGTTTGTGCAGGGAGCTGGCAGCCTTACGTGCTGCATTTTCGTTGACGACCTTCAATTCACCATCGTAGGAATAACCTTCGAAAATTGAATCAAGGATTTCGCCCATAAGCTTCTCATACTTCTTCATGTTGATAAACTCCAAATTCGGTTAAATTCTGCCGGAGACCCAGGGTTACCGGGGCGACACTCTTCATGTTTATTTAATATAACGCCTATTTTTGGTTGTAAAAATATGCAATTGGGGGCAGTTTTACCCGCTTAGAAGCCTAAGCCGCCACCCATACCGCCCATTCCACCACCATCATCTGGGTTTTTGTAGACTTGTTGAATCATTTTCAGACGCTTACGCTTCTCAACACGCCTGGACATTTGGGTTTTCCGAATGTCTCTAAGCATCTTCAGCGTGGCAACAGGGTCACCAGTCGGCTCTTCACCACCACCATATGTGCCATCGGTGTTGAACAATTTATCATCTGGTGTTTGCTCTTCAGCATCACCACTGGATTTCTCATACTGAGGGGCAACATCGGCAGACGTAAGCCCCGCTTCCATGAGGTCTGTAAACTTCACGCTCTTATCCTCCGACTCTCCCATACCACCGGCACCACCGACAGCTCCGGACATAGCCATTCCACCACCACCCATGTCCATGCCGCCAAGATCGCCCATACCACCACCGGCTTCCATTCCACCAAACTCTCCGCCACCAATGTCTCCAAGACCACCCGGCTCGCCACCGATCTCTCCACCCATTGGGGGAAGGGCTCCGCCACCGAATCCACCACCACCCAATACATCCTCGGCGTTTCCGGCATCTTCTAGTGATCCAGTTTCTTCGATAACCATGCGCTCGTTCTCGACAATCTCGTCATCGGTCCAGTTCAGGTATTTCTTGCGGGCGAAACGCTTACTGATAGTAGGATCATCCTTTATAGTAGACCACGTATTGATGTTATCCTGGTCTCGGGCGTTGCGTTTGTAATCTTCGTAATTGTCGGGTTCGACAAATTTCATAGTATAATCAGCGGACGACACGTTCACATCCCGCATTTTATTATACAGTTTGAACTCGAAATCGATCTCGTTGATGATATTGATCTGGATTCTCATGCAGAATTTAGAGAACTCTATTTCTTCCTGATAGGCTACCCCAACCCTACCATCATTAAAAATGGCACCACCATCGTCGGCACCGAGCATCCAGGAGCGGGGAACACGGAGTGCGGAAATCATCTTCTTAGTGAAGTATTCGAGATCGGGTGCCTGATCCCATGGCTGCCCTTCGAGGGTCTCGACCTTGGAACCACGCTGGTCGAACGATACGGGGATGTATATGTCTTCCAGCTGAGAAATTGGATTGTAAACCGAATCAACAGTCTTCTGCTCGCTTCCGACAATTTGTGGGATACGCTTCTGATTCAACTCGTTCTTGAAATTGTGTACCACCCAGGACGCACGGTCAGCACGCATCTTACCGGTATCGATATACCAGACGGTTCTGGAGGGTGCTCGCTGTACCCTATGTATAAGGAATGAATCCTCAAGGAGTTCACGCTGCTTGAACGTCTTACTTGCTTGCTCAAGCCAGGACTCGCCAAACGGCCAGCGGTTGTTGTACTTATCGGACGGGTCATCGTCAGCCGAGCTACCGGCGAACTTACCCTCGGACATCGACAAGTGTACCATATGAATAGCAGGGATGACCTTGGTATTGCGCAGTCCGGAGTTCATGGACATGCCCTTGATGCGGTCTTGGAGACCCTGGTTGTCTACGGCAAGTTCCAGATTTTCAACGTTAAATTTGAAGTTACGAACGATCCAGGCAACGATTTCGAGCTTCTCACGGTCAATCAAGGCTCCCAAAACAAACTTGGGGTGAATAGAATACAGCTCGAATGTCTCGGGGTTGCGGAACAGGAACCAGTCGCCGTACTTGACAACGTTCCTGGCGATACGGAACATACGGTTGTCCCACTCATTGATCTTGGACCACTGTCTCAGGTTTTCATTCAGGAGTGCTGATTCTTCATCAGTCGGCTCCAGTGCCCAATCAAAGTCCCAGAAAAATCCTTCATCGTTTTTCTCAACACAATGCTCGCCAACGAGGTCGAGCGCACGTGCGATGTCGCTGTCCTGGTCCATCCAGTCGTAGAGTTTGTATCTTTCCAGGCGATCATAGCGTCCACGATACACTTGCTGTATCATGTTGTAGTTATCAATTGTGCCCGACCACGAATTATCACCACCGTGTCCAGGTGACATATTGACCTTTCGTTTCTTGCGCTGTGTGTTCCCGGTGGGTTTAGCTACTGTTTTCCACGCCACTATAATATACTCTCGACCGATGCTCTGTTAATGAGCCGGTTGTCCGGCTATTATTGTATTTATTAATATAGGGGTTACTAGTTGATTTTTCCAGTGTTTAAGAACCAAGAACCCCAGGTACTACTGCAATATTACTTCCCTTGCGGGTAGAATCACGAGCTTGAGACTCGCTGCTTCCGTTGCCAAAACCAATCCTATCACGAATATCTCTTTGAATTCCGTTAGATACAGCCATATGGTCAGCGATGTTCGTCAGTAATCTTGTTTGCGTTACCATATTATTGACAGCTGTCGTTTGACTAGAAGTATTTGTCATTGACGTTCTAAGCTGTGGCGCTGTGATTGCCGGAGACATTGGAACCGCTCCAACTGATGGTGCTGATGCTGCACTGCCCGGAGAGTCAAATTTTCCACCGATCCAGTTGCCAGCCATATTACCCAGTGCCAGACCGCCTGCGATGCCGAGTGGTCCCAGGAATGGCATGAGTAATGCCCCTATACCACCACCTATCGCACCACCTATAACCCCACCGAGGTTTTCACCAGAAGCATCACCAGTGGCTACGTCATATAAATCCTTACCGGCCATAGCAACACCACCTGCTATACCGCCAACTTTCAATGCCTTACCAGCAAGACCCATTACTCCTTTGAATTTGCCCATCATACCACCAGCAGCACCAAGTGACCGTGATTTGGTATTAGCCCACAATGCCAGGGTGTTTGCACCAACAGCCAAGGTGTTAAACGCTATCGAGCCGAAGAATTTAGCAACGTCGGCTATAGGTAAATTATTTGTGACAAAATTTTCAAACTTGTTGAATGCCCGACCGATTACCGTATCCTTACCACGTCCTTCTTGGATTGGCTTGAATCGGTTGATACCAGAAGTAAGGTCTCGAATGTATTCGAAATTATCAAAGAATCCCTGTGAGAATCCCTTCCGCTCGATACCGATCTGTTTGAAGGAGTCTCCCAGTTCCTGGAGCCCGGAGCCCAGTAGGTTGCCAGCTTCGGTTGCGCCAATACTGGGATCATTCAGAATCTGGCGAACTGTTTCGAATAACCCAGTCGCATTTGCTTTCTGCATATCGGCGAACATCTTGGGATCGGCTGCTGCGAATGCCCCGATATTACCACCGGCTTCTAACATCCTGGTAACAAGGTCGCCACCTTCCTTCGAACTAGCCTGTATTGCAGCCAGAGCCGGTCCGAGGCGATCTGTTTGTTCCTGGGTCAACACACCGGATGCTGCGATGTCTGCCAGTGATTTCAAGGTATCCTTATTACTATCGACCAACACGTCCAGGCTCATCCCGGTGTTCTCGGAAATAAGCCGCAGAGCGCCTATTTGGTCAGCCATCATTTGTCTGGTATTGGCATCTCGAATGTCGGTCATCCGGTCGCCACGAAGTTGTGCATCTAACAGCTGGGAGAATACTGCGTTCTGTTCACGGAACCCAAGATTTCTATACAGGTCGAGCCCGCCCGATTCCATTTCTCTACGGAGTGATCCGAACTCCCTAGCCACATCATTGAGGTTACCCTCGACCAGCTGCATTGGTGAGATTAGACCACTCTCAAGACTCTCCTTGATAAGAACCGTGGTTTCCATCAAGTTGTCGGCGGCACCGGTCCATAATTGCGTGGTTCCAGTGAAGACTTTCTTCGCATTGTCAAGCCATACGTCAGAGAAATCAGCTATACCTGATCTCGATAACTCCATGGTTTGTCTGAATTTTTTAGTAACTTCATCGATAGCTGTTCGGAAACTGACAACAGATCGTGAGGTATCGATCATCGCTTCGATCATACCAGCGAATGCAACATGCCATTCCGCCTTAACCAACCTTGTCATTTGATTCATGACATCGGCATATTTAAGATTACCATCGGCAGCTCTATTGACAAATTCCAGGGCTTTTTGGTGGGTTTTAAGTTCTGCTGCGGCAATACTGTCACCACCACCACCTTCTTCACCACCACCTTGACCACGTACTGCTGCAATCAGCTCTTCGTTGATCTGCTTGATTTCTCGCAGTGCTGTAACGATCTCCTTGGCACTACCCTTTGAGATATCTGCTGCCTTATCGGCATCTTTTGAGGATCGTTTGGAGACTTCACCAAGCTTCTTGTTTATATCTTCCGTTTGGGATTGGATAGATAAATTGACTGCCTCCAGGAGATCGACGTGCATATCCTTGACCTCGGAGGTGCCAACCGACATCCGAGATACTGATATGTGTTTTCCGTTTCCACCATCTGGTGGGACATTCACGGGCATAGCAAAATACTCCAAGTAACGGAGTATTTATGCTAAATCAATGAGTAATTATTACGTCTCGTCTTCTTTGAGACTTATTTGGCGGTCGTACTCGTTGCGCATGGCATTATAAATCATAATGTAGGCAACGGGGGATGTGAATATCCCTAAAAACGCTACCAACCCCACGTATTCGTCTGCTCTGAACACAAAGGTGAAGAAAACTGCCACGAAAACAATACCCATGGTCAAGAATGTCACTCCCACCATATGCGCCGCTATAGCGCAACTGCGTGGCATTGGTGGCTCTTCATTCCCATGGATGTCGTATGTTATTATAGGTTTATGTTTATGCATGACAAGTATCTCTCGGTTTCTCTACTAGTGGAACCTATGATACAACACTATGAAAATTTTGTCAAGGATTTTCGAAGCCAATCGTGGTTTGGTTCTTATTACCGGATTGGGCAGACTTCATCTGCTTTTCTTGATCCTTCCGGATTTCCTCAATGGCTTCCAGAATGAGGCTGATCTCCCTGGCGGGAGCCTCTTTCAACTTGTGATAGGAAATGGCACCCTCGTAGGCGTGGCTTATTTTGGCAAGGTTTTTGATGGTATTGTCTTTCGCTGCCTTCTCGGATTCGATGTATTTGAAGGCTTCTTCGGCGGATTTGAATCTTGCGGAGTAAAAAAAAAGAGCTTCTGGATGTCAAGTTCAATACTCGTCTTGTTTTCCTTGCCACACCCGGCGCATTTATACGTTATGGAATTGTTACCATAAAACGATTCGCTGAGTTCACCAGCTTGTTTGACGATTTTCTTTACATTTTCTTTCGCTATGGCGAGCAGCCATTCTTTGATGGAATCCCGGTCGAACACTTTACCCCCATTTCCGGCCTCAACATAGAAAATACTATGGATGATGCTTTCCATGGTGGAGACAGCCTGCTTGGCTATCATAGTAGAATATTCATCTATCTTGTTGTCGTTGGTCAATAATTCGGCAACCTTGGTAGTGCTCATATCCTCGGTTTCCTTACTGGTAGCGAGTGCTTCCTTGAGGAGTGTTAGCGCCTGCCCATATTCAATCGGGCGCAGGTATACTTTCTGGTTATACTCAGGCAGATCGACTACAAACTTATCACTGAACTCAATGGGTCCGTACCGCTGGATGATATCATACAGGTTGACCTCAATCTTGTTTTCCTCACCACATAGTACTTCCTTTTCCCCTTCATCTTGCACCGGGTTGGTGCATTTATGCTCCAGGGTCATCTTGTTCCCGTGCGTAGCGATGCGTGCAGCCAGGAGAATAGCCTCTAAATCGATCTCAGCCAGTTTGGAAGGCTGCTGGATAGCGGGGCATATCTGGGGGATTAAAAGCTCCATACCCTTTCCTGAAGCCAGGATGAATGGGTCTCTGGTACTGAGTTCGGCCATGATACCGAGGGAATTGATAACAAGGTCACCTGGATCGGCTTCCCCATCTAACACGTCGTCCTCATAGAATCTCCCCATAGTAGGCAGAGCGATGGATACCGTCTCTACTGTGCCGGAATTCTTTACATCATCAAGTAATGGGTTGGACATGTCTACCTCTAACTGTGTGAATATATTTAGTGCCCGTGGATGGTGAAATCCATTAAAACTCGGGCAGTTGTCAATATTTTTCCTTCGGGCACGAACCTCTAACCTCTACTACTTCAGTATGCCCATGGTGGAACTATAATGATTATAATAATGCATATGATTACCTCCATATTAACATCACCATAATCATCACGTAGAGCGTCTGTGAAGCAATCTATATCTCGATGAGGTCTATGACATACGTAAGAAGTAAACTCTTCTTAAAACGTTCGAGAATCATCCTGGTATCCGATTCTTCTCTCAGATGTTCATAGTTCATTGTAACCAACTTTGTATTCCGAGGTTTTTCGAACCTTCAGTGAATGTATTAAACTCACCTAGCAAATCGTTCAGTCCTCAAGTAGTCTAGTATCCTTGGGTCACTCAGCCCACCCTCTGATGGAAGCTACTAATCTTAGCCTATGTGTAAATCAATTCTAAAGGCTACTGTTCGCTACCACCATCGGTATCCATACCAATTAAGCAAATACGGTTTTTAACTTCAATACATCTATAGATTGACGCATGAAGAGACCCGGCACCCCGACAACATTCTGAGAATCATACGAATGTCCTACCATCGAGTTCAAGGCCCAGTTGGGTTATACGTTTTTGTCTTATCGTTTGTCACTTAGCACAAAGACAGGTACTACTTGGTGTTCTGCACTCATGGCGGCAGCCCAGCAACGACTGGATGGCGTGATCTAACCTTAATTATCAAAAACAGGGTTCTGAGGCGATAGGTTATCGATTTTGGTTAACAATTGGTCAAAATGATCTTTAAACGTGACTAATAAACACAGTTTTGGTTAACGAGGTTCTAAGTAATATACATATAGTATCATTTGTCAGTAAAGTCAAGCCTACCCAGGGTTGGCTTTTTTCATCTGAGACTATTGACAATTAATCCTGGATGGGTTATAAAGGAAGACTTACACAACACAACAGAGGTAATTTGTTATGAAAATCATTATTGAAGTTGTAAAATTTGTCGGTGCAGTATTGTATAACGATGCATATCGACATGCTAACAGCCACATTGGTGATCGGTAAGGACTAAAGCAACTCTGGACACACAAGGATGTGTTTCAAGGACTTAGAACATCTTCGCCATTCCGGCAACCTCTCAACCCATGATTTACTAACACCCAGTTAGACTCCCTGAGAGCGCCCTAGAGGCGTTCTATCTTTCATGGGTACACTGAGACGGTATCACGAGGATTGATCTACTGGGAGGGCACACCATTGGTCACAATAGAGAATGGGAATAACCCCGAGATTATCTCGGGGGTCATCCTTTAATATTTGTCTTCCTACACCCTCAAACACGCTTACTCTTGGGTGAGTCCTCCGGCGAAGGAGTCTTTCAGCCTCATATGATTATCCAATCCCCGCAGTGTCATCCGGGTTGGGTCACAGGCTTTCTTGGAACACAGGAGTATAATACCCCAGGAGGGGTGGTTTGTCAAGGTGTTACAGGTAATCTTTTGCGAGGTCGTGGAGTTCGTCTATTGAAAGATCGGCGTGTGGCATACGATCCATGACTTCACGCATGGCTTGATCAATGGAACACCGGTAGGCTTTCTGGGTCTTTTTGACCTCTTCGTAAAATACCGGCAGTTGTGCAAGTTCTTGATCTTCAAGGTCAGCATTCGAATCACCAGGGAATGTCCGGTAGTCGTCGGAGTAGGAACATAAGGGCTTTTTGTACTCTTCCCAGCGTTCACGCCATGCCTGTCGGCGCTCGTTGGCGTACCAGTTGCTTTTCCATTCGTTGGAGGTCTCACCTCCACGGGTCCGGTTGGGGGCTTTCATTTCCTTACCGGTGTTTGGATCGAACATCGGGTCGTATGGTGCCATATGTCCCTTACCGACCTCGTACATTTCCTTGATCCAGAAATCGAGTTCCTTCATATATTGGCGTAATTCTTCCCTGGAGCAGCTCTGCCCCTGGGTACCACGGTGGTATATGCGTTCCGCAGTGCGTCTGAATTCACCGTTTACCCATGGTTTTGAAAGAGTATCAATAACGGAACGGGCAATCTCACTCTCTTCGTCGTAGGTACACGAAGCAAGCTCAATAGATTCCCCGGATTCAGTTGTTATAACTTTGATTTTCATTTCAATTTTTGGGCTCTCTTACAGGGGAAGCATCTCCCACACGGTTTGTACCCGACAAATTTAGATGTTACCACATTGTCTGGCTCTTCACAAACCCACAATGTATTTATAATTTTCAGACCCTTATGGTCCCTCTCTAATTTCTTTAAGAAATTTTGGGAGTTGTTTTTGGTGGACCGTATCAGTGGTGCGTAAATCTCCGGAACCGGTGCAACGCTGATCATCGTCCATATACTGGTCCACATTTGAGTGATCTCATCAAGTCGCTTGATGGCGCAGTCGCCCCTGGTGTACCCGACACACAGGCGCTTCTCCAACTTCGAGTCCGCACCTGAGAGGGCGTATGCAGCGTGGAGCATCCAAAGTGGTGGTTGTCCCAGCCCGCCGT